TCTAAAATGTTTTCTTCTAAAATGTTTTCTTCTAAAATGTTTTCTTCTAAAATGTTTTCTTCTAAAATGTTTTCTTCTAAAATGCTTTCTTCTAAAATGTTTTCTTCATAATAATATAATGTTTTTTTTTCAAGCATGTCTATAAAATATTTATTATTAACATTAAATATGGTTGTATAGATAGAATTAATAATATTATAAAATTTAAAATATATATCTACAAATTTACTATCTTTAATTATTTTTAAATATATTGTTTTTAAAATTATATTATATTTTTCTTGATTAATTTCTGTAAATATTTCTAAAAAATTGTGTATAATATTATTAATATTAGTATTACTTAATTTATTTAAAATAAGATTTACTTTATTTTCATCTTTATTTTTAGCTATTTGCAATTTAGTATTTTTTAATAAATTAGCTTTTAAAATAGGCTTATCTATTTTTTTAACTTTTTTTGGATACGTGTTAAAAAAATTATCTGGTAATAAATCTATAAAAGAACTATCTAAGTTTAAAACTTCAGGTAAATTTTTAAACGAAAGTAAAAAATCAATATTCATCTTAATTATAAGTAAAATTCTTTTTTTAAGTCAATTAATATATATTTTATTAAAAAAATCTAATTTATTTTAATGATTAAAATTACTTTATTTTATTTTATAATTTCTTTATTTATTGGAATAATGATTTTATATACAATACATCCAAAACCACAAGTTATAATTAAATATCCAAATCTAAATAATGTTTCTAAAAATATTTATAAAGATGATATAGGTATAATTTATAACTATAAAAAAGAAGAAATACAATGTGATAATAATATTTAAATTAAATTATTTTTTGTAATTATTTTTATATTTAATTCTTTAGCTTTTTTAATTTTACTTGTATTTTCATCTATATATGATACTATAACAATATCTGTATTTTTTGTTACACTATTAGTTATTTTTGCACCCTGAGAAATTAATTTATTTTCTAATTCTTTATCTCTAAACCCAGAAAGTACAATTGTTTTTCCTGTATATTCTGAATTTATAATTTTATTATAGTTATTACTTTTTATAGTTATATATTTTTTAATATTATTATAAAAATCAATAAAATATTTAAATTTTTTTGCAAATTGTCTACTTGTTTTTTCTTCCCATCCAGGTATTTTTTTAAGGTTTTCAACAAACTCATCTTCTGACCATTTAATATACTCTTTAATAATATTTGGATAATTATCAATAACAGTTTTACTTCTTTCTTTTCCTATTCCAACACCTAGTTTATTTGATGCAGCCATTAATATACTTAAATCTATTCCTTTATTATTACAACTCATTGATTTTTTTATTGATTCTACTAAATTTATTGAAGATTTTTCTTTAAAACCGTCTATTTTAATAAAATCTTCTTTAGTTGCAGATAAAATAGATTCTATTGTTTTCATATCTGCATCATATAATTTGTTAATAATTTTTTCACCAATACCTTTTGTATCTAGTGTAGAAAAGAAAAAATAGTTTGATTTAATAATAACATCTTTAGATTTTAAATCTGTTGAAATTATATCAACCTTTGTATCATTCCAATCCCAATTACCATCTGGTAAATCTACATTTTTTGCTGGTTTTATTATTTTTTCTATTTTAGGTATAACATCACCACTTCTTATTAATAATATAATTGCACCTTTTCCTAATTTATTATCTACAACAAATTTAGCATTATTTGCTGTAATTCTTGAAATTATAACACCACCAATTATGACAGGTTCAATTATAACTGTTGGAATTATATAACCATGTTTTGAAATATTCCATTCAATATCAGTAATAGTAGAGGTAGCCATCATATCTTCAAATGTATCTTTAAAAGCAAATGCATATTCAGGATTTCCATTAATATTTCGTTCATGTTTTGAAGTATTTGACACAATAATACCATCTATTACATATTTTGAATTTAATTTTCTTTTTTTTAAGTATGAACTTAAAGTGTCATAATCTAATTTTGTAAATTCTTTATTATGAACTACCCTAAATCCTATTTGATCAGCTAAATCTAATTGTTTATTCAAATTAATAAATGGATCTACAATCTCATAAATTACAAAATATGTGTCACCTGCTAAATATGGATCAATTGTTTTACTGTTAACTAAACCAGACACAGTATTTCGTGCATTAGATTTTGTATCTTTCCAATTATTTTCAAATATTTTTTTAGATACTATTAATTCTCCACGAAACGCAATAATATTATTAGAATTAGTTGATATAAGTTTATTATCTTTTACAAATTTTTTCATTTTATCAAAAGATGGTATTTTTGTAATATATTTTAAAAGTGATGTAATATCTATACCTTCTTTTGCAGTACCTCTTGTATATAATTTAATTTCACCATTTGTTTTATAAGTTAATAAACCTGATACACCATCTAATTTATCAGTTAAAATATATGGTGGTTTATATATATTTAACCATTTTTCAAGTTGATTAGAAGGTGGTTTAATTTTATTCATACTTCCTAAATAATAATCTAATTTCGCTTTATTTTTAGATTTTACTTTAGCTCCAATTTTTTTTAAAATTTTATTTTTTGGATCTTTATTTTTTAAAAAATCAATCATAATATCATATATTGCATCTGATATAACAGACTCATTATTAAAAAATTTATCAGCAGTATAGCTAATAACTTTTTCAAGTTCATCAATACTCATATTTTTTGAATAATTATAAGGATCTTTTATTAAATTATTAATAATAGTTTCCATAATATATAACTAATATATTAATATTTAAATAATAAAAAATCAAATTTTTTTATTTAAAATATTTTTAAAAAAAATATTATATGATATACTATATATGTGTAATAACTCTCAAGATTTATTTATTATTTTAGCATTTGTAGTAATTATATTATGTGTAATTAATTCAAATAATTATACACATAATCCACAAGAAAATTTTAATTCATCTAATAAATATATGATGGACGAAAATATGAATCAACATCATATGATTGACAAAAATATGAATAAACACAATATGAATAAACACAATATGAATAAACACACAGATGAAGAATATATTCAAAATATGAATTCAGTGCTAAATTATGAAGAAATAGAACAAGAAATACATAATAATATTTATACAACAAATGTTATGAAAAAAAATATTAGTTCTAATGTTGTTAATCAAAAAATAATATATGATACGAATGTTTTAGAAAAACAAATATATGATACTAATGTTTTAGACAAACAAATAGAAGATGAAGAACAGTTTAAAAAATATTTAAGCGGTCTAGGTGAAATGGAAGAAAATACAAGTAATGTTCTACCATTTGAAGAAGATGATGAATATACCCGTAATGAAATAAAAGATATGATGAAAATAGAAGAAAATACAAATAATGTTTTACCATTTGAAGAAGATGATGAATATACACGTAATGAAATAAAACATATTATGGAAACAGAATCACATATTCACAATAAAAAATATAAAGAATATGAAGAAATTCAAGAAGAATATAATAAATTACAACATAATATAATAGATGAAGAACAATCTAATAAAAAAATAGATGATTATCTTAAAAATGAGTTAGAAGAAGAAGCTATGATTAAAAACAAATATATGGAAAAAGAAATATTACACAAAGAAAGATATAAAATAAAACAACCAACCGAAACACATACTATTATAGATAATAGTATGTCAATGGAAATGGAAGAAGGATCTGAATTTATGGATAATAAAACAAAACAAGAAATGAAAGATAGACATACATATCAAGTAAATTGTGGAACTTTTATTGATCCAAAATATAATACTAGAATACAAAATTATGGTACTAGATCAAATATGAAATTAGAAAAACCTTTTAATGAAAAACTTGTAAAAGCAATGGAAAGAACAGATGATATGCCAAAACCTATTAAAGAAATATATGATAAAGTTGCTTCTAATGATATTAATACAAATGCTAATTTATTATGCCAACATGTACAAAAAGGTGTAAGTATGGATACATGTTCACAAAATTACCAATTAATAGGAAAAGACACTGATGGTATTACAGATACATTAAGAGCAAATGACACATGTTTTCAAAAATATTCTAATTATTAAATAAAAATTGATATATTTATATAAAAGTATGTTTATAATTATATTAATGAATAAAAGTTATAATAAAAACAATATTCGTTTTGGTAACAGTTATGCACTAATTATCAATGATCTTAGTTTAAAAAATAAGATCATTGATTTTATTTTTAACTCATTTGATCTTTCAAATTTTAGATATAATATGTTAAATAATTTACAACGTTTAAAATTCTTAAAAGAGAATGAACATTATGTAACACCTAATTTTTTAGGTGTTAATTATTTAGTTATTTTTATTACAATTGATAATATAAAATATTGTGTTGCAATTGATAAAAGAAAAATGTCTTATCATAAAAATCAAATAAATTTAGCAGAACTCTTAATGTATAAAATATTATGTAATGTATCTGATACTTTATTTAAAGGAACAATATTTGATTGTAAATTAGTTAATTCACAAAAAATAATTAATGGTAATAAAGTTTTTAATTATATTATGCTTATTAAAGATTGTTATTTATTAATGAGTAATAAAATTATTGATATTGAAATGAGTGAAAAAATTATACATATTGATAATATTATTAAAACACAATTTAAAAATGATGCAAGTAAAAATTTTACATTTAAGATTAATAAATTTTGTAAATATGAAGATTTAAAAAATTTAGTTGAAAATGTTATTCCTAATTGTGATATAAGATGTCAAGGATTAGAATTTTATCCAAAATATTCAGGTATAAATATTGTATATCTTGATAAAAAACAAGATAAAATTAATATTGAATCTAATAACACTGAAGAAGGAAAACTAATTTATAAAAGTTATGACTTAATTACTAATTTACCAGAATATCTTAAATGTAGAAAATACTCTTATGAATTAGATGGTAAAATAAACAAATTTTGGTTAATAGGTACAGATATAACAGACGTATATAATATTCATGAATCTATTGAAGAAGATAAAATTGGAATTGCACATATACCTAATCTAAAAATTTCACATTTATGTAATCAACTAATTAAAAATAATGAACCAGTTAAATTTACATGTATATATGATAAAAATTATAAAAAATGGATTCCACTTAGTACTTGTTAAAATATTATAAAAATAATATAACTATTGTTACATTATCTGTAGAACCTTCTTTTATAGCTTTTTCCGCTAATTTTTTAGCATAATTTCCTTTATATTCAATTTCTATTAACACATTTATATAATTTATAACATTTATATTACTCATTACATCCCATAAACCATCACATGCAAATACTATAAATTTATCATTTTTATTTAAAGTATATTTAAATATTTCAGGAGAATGAGTTATATATGGTGTTGATTCAACATCACCAAATGCTCTTGATAATGATAAATCATTTATTCTCCAGTCTGAACCATCATATTTTATTTTTCCTCCTAAACTTTCTATTCTTTTTTTTTCTAAAACAGAGTTTGGTTTATGATCTTCGGTTAATTGTATTACTTTATTTTTATAATTATATAATACTGCTCTAGAATCACCCACATTCATAATCCATAATATATTTTTGTCTATACTCATATGTTTAGCAATTATACCACATAAAGCTGTTGAACCAGTATAATTAACTGCAATTGGATGTGTTTTCTCTAATTTTTCTTCAACACTATTAAAAATATTATTAAATAATGTTGATGCTATTTTAGTATTACTATAAACAGAATTATCGGTTTTAGTTGAAAATAATTTAGGTATATTTTTTTTTAAAAAATGAGATACTAATTTACCACCATGTCCATCAAATACACCCACAAAATTTATATTATTTATTTTATTTTCTATTCCATCTAGATTTAAAAAATATGCATGTTGATCTTCATTTGATTCTCGTAATCCTTGCAAACTATAAGAATTAATTTTCATATAATAAATAAGATATTATAATTTAAAAACTTAATTATAATTTCATAATATATACTAAAGTATAATAAGGAGGTCTGTTTTCATGTGACTCATTATTACCTGAAGGTCCATGATTGTGATCATTTCCGCCACCACCTGTAGCAGGATAAGGTTTATCATTCTCATTCTCATAAGAATATAAACCATATTCACGGCGTTTACCACTTGCGTTATTAAATTTATAATCTCTGTGCGCTATATTAAAGGTGTGTCTATGATTATTACTACCATGATTATGCGGAGGTATGTGTTTTATTTCTAATTTCTCATTTTCAGTACCACCATCCCTTTTTTCATTCGTGGCTTTATAAGCATCGTGAATATTATTAGGATCATAACCACCAATAAATCTACCCGCTAAATTTGGAGTACCATTAGTACCATTACATATGGCCCATCCAACTGGTGCACTAATACTAGTTTGATTTGGTGGATAATAACATATAATTATACCTATTGGCAAAAAATTAAATGTTCCTGTTAATGTAATATTTTTATCAATTATAAGTCCTTCAGATGACATTATGTTAGTAGCAAAATTTTGTAATGTTTTAATTGCATCAATGTCTTCGTTATATATATTATTTATAATATCATTTAAACTATTAACATCTGGTGGAATAGTAGTATTCATTTTTTCTACATTTTTTTTTTTACATATATAAAATATTAAAAGTAAAATTAAAATAATTATCATTATCATTATATACAACTATAAAATATTTTTATAATATTTTCATAATATACATTAAAATATAATAGGGTGGTAGGTTATTATGTTTTTCACCACCTCCAACATTAGAATGTGTATGATTACCACTATCAGTCATATCATTAGTACCAAATAGATCACCCTTCAAATGCCATTTGTTTGAGCTACCATGCTTAGATATTTTATACCCTTCGTTCGATCTAAAACCTATACTACAATCTACAGTAGTTGGTTGTTGATACGAATGATTATGAGCTCCAGCTGGAGTTGTATGATTATGACTAGCCATTTGATTAGTTGATAATATTACATCATTTGCACCTCCTTTTTTGCCAATAATGTTATAGTCGGTATTAGTAGCATCATACCCAACAATAAATCTACCTCTTAAATCGGGTGTATTATTTGTACCATCACATATACCCCATCCATCGGGAGCAGTAGTACCTTTATAAAAAGCAATTATTCCTTTAGGTAGATAGTTAAAAGATCCTAGAAATTTAATATTTTTATTAATTGACATATTGTTACTTTTATCTTTAATATTTTTTAAAAATTTAGCTAAATTTCTTATTGTATCGAAACTATTAATATTATATATATTATCTATTTTATTTTTAATAAGTTGTGTTCTAGCGGCATTAACATGATCAGTCAAAGTCAACATAATATATACAATTATAAAATAAAACTTTTTAAATGTTTTTTAAAAAGTTTTATTATATATATAATTATAATTTCATAATATATAATAAAGTATAATATGGTGGTCTATTTTCATGAGATTGATTTCCACCATTACTAGAATGAATGTGATTCGTGTCACCATAAGTATTAGCATTACAATTATTTTTCATTCCAAAATATGGATTCGAGAAGTGGTGATTGTTATTAAATCTATTATCATCATCATTTACTCCATTCCTACTTCTCTGATAATAGTTATGTGTGTGATTATTATGTCCACCATAATGTATATGATAAGGAAGTTGACCATTTGATAGTGTAACATGTGTTGCACCACCTGTACTACCAACAGCATACGTATTACTATATCCAACAATAAATCTACCTCTTAAATTAGGAGTATTATTCGTACCATCACATATAGCCCATCCTTCAGGTATATTTGTATCATCTGAATAATAAGGCATAATACAGCCTCTAGGTAAATAATTAAATGTTCCATTTATTTTAACATTACCTGGTAATTCAAAATAATCATCCTTATATAAATTTTTTGCAATTTCAAATAAATTTTTAATTGATTCTACATCAAAATTATATATTTTGGTGATTGCTTCTTCTATATACTGGTCAGTAATGACACTACTTGTAAAAGTTTCACTAATAGTATCATTTTTACATATATTAAATATAATAAATAAAATTAAAATAAAATATATTAAATCTTTATTAAAATACATATATATATGGTTTATAAAAAAATATTTTAAAAACAAATTATATTAATTAATAATGAGCACTTTTGGAAATTATTTTAAAGTAACTACTTTTGGTGAGTCACACGGTATGAGTGTTGGTGTAACTATTGATTCTCCACCACCTAATTTTAAATTAGATGTTGATTTAATTCAAAAACAACTTGATAGAAGAAGACCAGGTCAATCTATAATAACTACTCCAAGAGATGAAAAAGATAAAATTATAATATTATCTGGTATGGAAAATGGATATACACTTGGAACACCACTTACTATAATTGTTAATAATACTAATACAAAACCAGAGGATTATATATTTACTAAAGATACATATATACCAAGACCATCACATTCTGATTTTACTTATATGTGGAAATATGGAATACATGCATCTTCTGGAGGTGGACGTAGTAGTGCACGAGAAACAATAGGTAGAGTTATAGCAGGTGCTGTTGCTGAACAAATTTTATCTAAATATAATATATCTGTCGTAGCATATGTTTCACAAATAGGACATATATTATGTCCTTATTCAAATGATTATACTAGAGATGATGTAGACTCAAATATCACTAGATGTCCAAACCATGAAATATCAGAAATTATGCAATCTAAAATTTTAGAACTTAAAGAAAAAGGAGATTCAATTGGTGGTAAAATTACATGTATTGTTAAAAATTGTCCAAAAGGTTTAGGAGAACCAGTTTTTGATAAACTTGAAGCAATGCTTGCAAAAGCAATGCTATCTATTCCAGCAACTAAAGGTTTTGAAATTGGTAGTGGATTTGAGTGTATCACAATGCAAGGTAGCGAACATAATGATATGTGGATTTTAAATAATAATATGATTGGAACTAAAACAAATAATAATGGTGGTATTGTTGGTGGTATTACTAATGGTGAAAATATAGAGTTTTCTGTTGCATTTAAACCTCCTGCTACTATTTTATTAGATCAACAAACAATTAATTTAAAAGGAGAACTATCTACACTTACAGCTAAAGGAAGACATGACCCGTGTGTTGTTCCTAGAGCTATACCTATAGTTGAAGCAATGACAAATCTTGTTATAATTGATTTATTATATTCACAAACTGCTAGAAAACATGTTTTAAATAATATGAATGTATGGTTTGATATTGAATAACACATTTATTAAAAAATATTATTAAAATTAGAAGATGTTATTATTTTTGATGTATATATATATTTATTTTTATTATCAAATAACATATTTGGTTGAAATAATGAACTTAACATATCATTCATACCATTCATACCATTAATATTATCATAATATATTATTTTAGGTTGAGTTGATTGTAAAACATATGGTTGATTCATTTTAGTCATATTAATTTTAGGTTGATTTGTATTTGATTGTAAAACATATGGTTGATCAATATCAGTCATATTCATATCAGTCATATTCATATCAGTTATATTCATATCGGTCATATTGATATCAGTCATATTCATATCAGTCATATTTATATCAGTCATATTCATATCAGTCATATTCATATCAAGCATATCATCTAATGATTTTCTCATATGATAATCAGAAAGAAAAATATAAGAATTATAAACTGTACGAAGAAGTTCTTTTTTTTTTTTATTTGAAACATTACTATTTTTAATATCGTTTAAAAGTAATTTTGTTTTATTTTTAATACATTTAGTAGATGCAGATCTATCCATATCAAGTACAATATAATGATTTTTAATAGTATTCATATAAAATAACTTGATAATTTATTATTTTTTTAAACGTTAAATTATTATTTTCTAAAAATACTTATATGTATGCTAAAATGGAATTAAATAATATTAATTTTAATATTAATCAAGAACAAGTAAATTTTAAAAAAATAATAAAAGGATTAACACATTGTTATACTAACTATGCATTTTCTACTTTTCCATATATAATAGACGAATTATCATCTAAAAAAGCTATTAAAAAATATCATAGTGGAAATTGTATAGCATTATCAATGTTATTAAAAAAATATTTAAAAAAAAAATTTAATATTAATAGTTTTTTAATACCAGCAACAATACCAAAAAAATATTATAAAACAGGTTATTTACAAATTTCACATGTAGCATTATTAATACCAAAATCAAATGATACTTTTTATATAGCAGATCCTGCATTTTATTTTTTAAATCCAATAAAAACAAATAAAAATAATATGGTAATATATTCTAAAAATATATATAGTAAAGAATTAGAAACTAAACCAGAATTATATAAATCATTAGATAAAATAATATGTAATACACATATCCTACAGTCTGATTTAATTTTAAATGAATACCAACAAATACCAAATAATACACAATATTCTAAAGTATGTTTTGAATATGACATGGAAGATAGTTGGAATTATTATACTATAGAAATATTAAACCCAGATAAAGCAATTACAAATTTTTTTATAAATTTATTAAATAAACCATTTATATTAACAACAAAATTAGATAGTAATGGTATTTGTATAATGGATATTTATATTAAATTTATAAGTAATACAATTTTAGAAATTACTGGTAATAATGTAAAAAATAGTTATGATTTAAATAATATTTCTAAAAAAAATTTTAAAAAAATATTATTAAAATATGGAAATAACATAAATAAATTTTTTAATGGAAATATACTTGATATATTATATAATTATAAAAATAATACAAAATACACATTTAATATTTCAGATTAGTTTTACCATGGAAAATCAGCATATCTATTTTTAATAATAGGAATATTATCATTTTTATCATATATATGACAACACTTTCCATATCTATCTAAACCATCACTACAATGACTTGAATTATTAGAGCATTTTTCAACATAAAGATAGTAATTAAACCCATTTTTACCAATATTTAATCCTGAATGTGGTTGTTTATCACAATATTGAAGAATTTTATAAAAAAAATCCTTGGTAAAAATAAGATATGTAAATTTTATTTTTCTTTCTATGATAATAACCATAAAATATATTAATTTTAAAAAAATTGGATTACCTGGTGGAGTAGCAATAATACCTTGAAATATAGTACCTTTCACTATAGATAAAACACTATATGTATAATTATTTGGAAAAACATCTTTTAATGGTTTAATTAATTCTGTTTTAATATCTAAATATACACCGCCATATTTATATAAATAACAATATCTAAAAAGATCTGCTTTATGTGCACCCTTTAATTTTCTAAAAGTTAAAAGAATATTTGGATTAAAGTATTCATTCATAAAATATTCACATTCATTATCATCCCATACAATATGTTCATATTCTGCTGCAAATTTTTTAATATTATCATAAACTTTTTGAGGAATTTTACTTTTATCAAAATGAGTTTGTATAACTATTTTGGGTATAACTTTACTTTCTAAATGGCTTTCTTCTAAACAGCTTGTGTTTAAAATTTTTGTTTCTAACTGGTTTGTTTCTAAACGGTCTGTTTCTAAACGGTATGTTTCTAAAGTATGTGTTTCTATATTATGTTTTTCTAAATGGGTTGTTTCTAACTGATTTGTTTCTAACTGATTTGTTTCTAACTGATTTGTTTCTAACTGAGTTGTTTCTAACTGATTTGTTTCTAACTGATTTGTTTCTAACTGAGTTGTTTCTAACTGAGTTGTTTCTAACTGATTTGTTTCTGTTTTTACTATTTCATTATTAAATTTTTCAACAGGTTTACACATCATATTATAAATAATAAAAAATGATATAATAAAAATAATACCATACTTTTTTTTACATGTCATTTTACAATACATTAATATATTTATAATTATTAATAATATTACTTTAGAATACACTGATTCAGTATTTGAAAATGATTCGATAACTTGTGTTGTATCATATTGTTTTCGAATACCTCTTTTACAACACCCTATACAACACCAAAATGGAAATTCAGTATTATATTTATTTTTAATATTACATCTACACTTTTCAGAAACATTAAATCTACTGTTTGAACCTGTAATATTAACTAATGAATCATTACTTTTAACTATTCCTGAATTAATAAGATTATTATTATCAATTGATACTGTTTTAATATTTATTTTTTTATAATGAATATATGCAGTCAACCAATGATCATCCACTAATATACAATCATCTTTTACTTGATCATAAAAATTTAACATGTCATTTAAATTAAATATTTTTTTTTTAAAAGCATACCCTATATAACCCCATACAATCCCTTTACCTAAATTTCTTTCTTCATATGCAATAATACCATTATATTTATAATAAAGTAATAAACCACATAACCAATATTTTTCTTTAATAGTGTCATCATCTGTAATAATAATAATATCATCATCCATAATTTCTTTATTTATTAAACTACCAATAAATTTTGTACCAGGTCCATAATCTATATCCAAATAATTAATTTTAACTTTACTATTTTCTTTTAAAAATAAAGGTATTTCTGCGCATTCGCCAAATCTGTTATATTTTTTAGGTATATTAATATAAATAAAAGTTGGTTCAATTAATTGATTACATAATGAGTCTATCACTGGTTTTATATTATTTATTCTTGATGGGATAGTAGTTAAAGATATCATAATATTATCTTTCATAATACTAATATATAATATAATATATTTATATATAAATATTTTATTTAAAATATTTATATATTTTTATTTAAAAAGTCTATGATGGGACTCGAACCCACAACCTTATGATTAGAAGTCATATGCGCTATCCAATTGCGCCACATAGACAAGTATGTTATAACAAAACGATTCTAGCAGGGTTCGAACCTGCGACCGCACGGTTAACAGCCGTGTGCTCTAACCAACTGAGCTATAGAACCTAAAAATGATGGTAAACCACCAAAGTGTATGGAGTGAGAGTCGAACTCACAAATTACAGTAATATATTACTGTTCCTAAAACCAATATAGGTCCATACTATATAGTCCAGAAGAGAATCGAACTCTTTCACCGACCTTATAAGAGTCGGGTCCAAAACCATTGACAGGACTTGAAAATCTCTTATTGAGACAATTTACAAATTAATTATTTTATTAATTAATTTTAACTTATAATATATATATATATTATTTCTTTAAACCTATATTAGTTTTCTAAAAATTTCATACCATAAATAGCAGTTTTTAATGTTTTAACGTTTTCAATTAAAATAATAGACGCGTCTACTTTTTTTAATTCATCAGTTATATTTGTTTGTATACTATTTTTATACACACTATCAACCTTTTCGGAGTTTATTGATTCAACACTATTAACACTACTTTCTAAACTTTTTTTTAATTCATTAGTAGCATTATTTATTTTAATTTTTTTTATATTATCAGTTAATTTGTTTTTCTGAATATCTAATTCATCATCATATTTTTTAACAAGTATTTTAATTTGTTTAAAATAATCATCAATATTTTTAAGTATTGCATTATATTTTTTAAATGTATCTATTTTATTTCTATCACACTTATCAAAATCTTGTAGTAATTCTAATGGTTTACACTCTTTAATAAAATTAAAATGTGTTTTTATACGAATAAGATTTTCAATATTTATTTTAATATCATTATTTTCATTCATACTAGGTAAATCATCTATATTTTGTGTAGTAAGTTCACTCTGAAGCATATCATATACTTTTATAAGACCTTTATTAAACATAGTATTAGATAACGTTTCCATACTACCATCATTAATAGTACTATCATATTTTTTTATAATATCTATTAATATTTTTGTATCTTCTGTATCTTCTGTTTTATAACCATTGTATTCTTTAATATTTTTTATTATATCACCTGACTTACTATTAAATAATTTTTCAAATTCGGTTGTCATTACTGTGTTTTCTGCATTACTAAATAGTTTTTTGTTTTTGTTAATGTTTTCTAAAAAAATTGATACAAGTTCTTTGGATTTCTCTTGTGCTAATTTAATTATATTATTTGTTTGTAACTTTTTTAAAGATCCACCATAATTAATTTCTTTTATTTCTAAATATTTTTGTTTATATTTTAAATATTTTTCACGGTACATTGGACTATTAGGATCCATATATTAAAATTAGATTTTTTAAACTATTTTTAATATATTTAATAAATAATTTATAAATATAATTGTATCTATTTTTATTATTATATATTTATTCTATTGTGTATGACATATCGGACCAATACATGAACTCATATATTTTTTTCATAAAATTCCCCGCAAAATCCCGTGGAAATCCATGGTGGTTGTTCAACTACCATCCGATGGGCCATTGTATTCCATACTATTTATGTTATGTGTTATTTCTGTTAGCTTATTAGAAAGATCAGTTTTAATTTGGGTAATATTATCATATGACACATATGACACATTCGTAAATTCTACATTTTCATATGAATCACTTATAATTTTTTTAAGTTTAATATTTTCTGTTTTAATTTTTTCTATAACCGCATCTATACTTTTATTATCCGTATCAAATATATATTTAATTTTAGGAATAATATAACTTTTAGCAAGTTTTGTTAAAATTTTATTTAAATCATCCGTATCATCAAAACTGTAATTTTGTTTAGTAAAATGAACTTTAAGTTGTTTTATTAATTCTATTTTAAAAGTATCTTCGTCAATCTTACCAGTTGCATCCAATTTAACATTATTTATTTGTTTAATTATTTCACCATCATTGATTCTATTATTATTAGATTTGGTAAATAAATTTTTAAATGGAGCTAATATATATTCATGTTTATTATAATTAATATTAGTAAGTTTTTCTTTAATTTGGTTTATAATATTAGTAAGTTTTTCTTTAATTTGGTTTATAATATTATCTCTTATTTCATTTATTACTTTTTTTTGTGTTTGTTCTTCATATGTCAGTGTTTTTTTAAACATATTCGTTCAACCTTCTTCAATTTTTTTCATTTCTAAATATTTTTGTTTATATTTTAAATATTTTTCACGGTACATTGGACTATTAGGATCCATTATATATAAAATTAGATTTTTTAAACTATTTTTAAAATAAAATACATTAATTCATAATTTAAACGTATAATTATGTAAGTCTCTAAATGTAATAAATGGTGTATAGATATTACATTTAGAAGTTACCAATATTATTATTATTTTTTATTATATTTATATACATTTTTTTCATTATATTTTGAACTTTTTCATGTTTATCCGTATTATTATTAATTAAAGAATCAAACTTTGTTGTATAAAATAAACTAGGAATAATAAATTTAGTTTTAGAATGTTGATAAATAAAATTATCAGCAACCATACTTGTTTTTAATCCACCAAATTTTAAATATATAATATTATTTTTTATTAAAACATATTTATTAATTATATATTTTGCAATATCTTTTGTAATAATATAACATCCAGTTCCATAAAATAAATATTTATGAAATGAAACAAATTTATTTTTATTTGATACCAGTTTTTTAATAATTTGATAATTACCAACACAAGATAATGAAATTATACCATATTTATTTATAATTGATAATATATATGATATTTTATTTTTAAGAAAATCTTTAGTATATACTTGTAAAATGTCTGAATCCAAGTCATCCTCACAAATAACACAATAAGGATCATCTGTTTCTAAAAAAGTATATAGAGCTTTTATATGTGAATATAAACAACCAAATTCACTTTTTGTCAAGTTTATATCACTTTTTTGATTTCTTTCAATTTTTAAGGATGAATATAAATCTTCAAATTTTGAATCAATTAAATAATTATTTATAATTTCATTATTACCATCAAAAGCTTCAATTCTTTGATAATCTAAATCTATTATTTTTGAAAGATTATTAAAAAAAGTGTTCATGTTTTGCTTTCTATCAATTGATTTTTCTAAATTAATATAATAAAATTTTAATTTCATTATAATTAAATATATATTCTATATTTATCTTTAATATTTTGTAAATTAATTTTATTTACTAATACAATTTTTTTCCAATTTACTAAATCTTGATATATTTTAACATCTTTATCATATACATTTAATAATTTCATATATTGTAGTTTTTTAATATGTTTGCTTTTAAATATATCAAAAAAATTTTTATTTTCTATCAAATAATTATACATTTTTTTTGTGATATCTTTATTATATTTTATACAATTATCACAATTATGACAGTTAAAAAATTTAGGAACTTGTCCAAAATATTCTAAAATAAACTTTCGTCTACATAGTTTAGTATAGAATAATTGAGTCATATTTTTATAAGCAATTGATTTTGCTTGTCTTACCTTCATATTAGTATACTTTGATAACCCTGATTCTGCTATTTTTATACTTTTATATTGAAAAAATAAGACTGTTTCTGCCATATTATTATCACGTCCAGCACGTCCAATTTGTTGATAATATTCTTCAATACTATTAGGAGCACCAATTATAATAACACATCTAACCGTTTGATCAATACCCATACCAAATGCAATTGTTGATACAATTATTTTTACTTCACTGCTGCTAAATTTATTTTGAATAATACTTCTCATTTTTTTAGACATTCCTGCATGATATGCAAGAGACATTTTTTTCCATTTATTGCATATAAGTTCATTTAAATCTACAGCACCTTTTCTACTATTAGTATATATAATCATTCTATCATCACATTCAGTATTATTTTCTTGAGATATAATATATTTTTCAATTAATGGTTCTAATAATTCTATATTTATTGTATCACAATTTTCAAATCTTAAGAATAAATTTGGTCTATCAAAATCAGCTCTTACTAGTATTGGATTTTCTAATTTTATATAATCTACTATATCTTGTACAACTTGAAAAGTAGCAGTTGCAGTTACTGCTAAAATAGGAATATTTGGAAATTTTTCTCTAAATATTCCTAATTTTAAATAATCATTTCTAAAATCATGACCCCAAACACTTGTACAGTGTGCTTCATCAATTGCAAATAATCCTAACATATTATCATTATATAAAGTGGTAGCTAATTCCATACCATCTCCATTAATTAAAAATTCAGGACTCATATACACAATATGAATCTCATTATCAATAATTCTAAAAATTTCTTTATCTTTCATTGGATTATTACCATGTAATGCTGCAACAGGAATATCTCTTTCTATTAGTTTTTCTTTCTGATCTTCCATTAGAGATATTAACGGTGAAATAATTATACATACTTTTTTAGTAATTAAGGGTGGTATAATATAAGTCATTGATTTACCATATCCAGTTGGTAATAACCCTACTACATCTTTACCTTCAATAACCGATTTTATAATTTCTATTTGTTTATCTTTTAATGAGTCATAACCCCATTTTTCTTTTAATACCTTTATCATTCTTCTATTATATTTTTTTTTTAATTCCATAATATTCATATATACTTTATAAGATTAATAATAATCAAATTTTATATAAATATTGAATTTATATTAATTTTATAAATATAAATAATAAGTAATGAACAATATTAGTTTAAATTTAGTAGAAAATGAAAAGAAAATTTATGATTTATGGAAATTACATAATGTACTTGATAATATTAAAAAACTTAGGTCAAATGGTCCTATTTGGAATTTTCTGGATGGTCCACCTTTTGTAAATGGTACTCCTCATCATGGTCATTTATTAGTATCTACCATTAAAGATTCACTTGCTAGATATCATTCAAATAACGGAAAACAAGTATCATATCAATTAGGATTTGATTGTCATGGTCTTCCAATGGAACAAGCTGCAGAAAAAGAAATGGGAATAAAAATAAATTCAGATGCAGATATTAAACAAATATCAGAATTTAATAATATATGTCAATCAATTCAAGATAGATGTAGTAATACTTTTGAAAATGTACTTTCGAAATTAGGTAGACAATTTGAATCAGAAAAAACTTATTATACTTCTAATATTAATTATATGAATGCATTATGGATTAGTTTTAAACAATTATTTGATAAAGGGTTAATCTATCGGGGAAAAAAAGTAATGCCATATAGTTATGGATGTATGTCTGCACTAAGTAATTTTGAAGCAACTCAAAATTATATGAATGTTAGTCACACATCGTTATTTGTAAAATTTAAATTAGCAGAAAAAGATAATATATTTTTTTTGGTATGGACAACAACCCCCTGGTCCATAGTAGCTAATATGGCATTATGTTTAAACCCAGAACTTGAATATGTATTAGTAGAAAGTAAAAAAGAATATTTGTGGATTAATAAAGATTTATATTTAACTATTTTTAAAAATAATGAACAAATAATTAAAACAATGTTAGGTAAAGATTTGGTAAATATTGAATATATTCCAATATTTAACTATTTTAATCAAACAACATTTAAAACATTAAATGATACATATGTTACAAATCAATCAGGTACTGGTATTGTACACATGGCACCATTATTTGGTGCAGATGATTTTAGAGTATGTACACATAATAATATTATTAATAATAAAGCATCTGATTTACCAGATTTTTTAAATGATATGATATGTATTAAAAATGATATGTTTTTAGAAGGAGAAAATATTAAAGGACTTAATATTATGGAATGTACTGATAAAGTAATTAATTATCTAAAAAATACTAAATATTATTTCAAAAAAGAAACTATCGTACATAGTTATCCATTTTGTTGGAGAACCGATACACCACTCATTTATATTGCTCAAGATTGTTGGTTTTTAAATGTACAAATGATTAAAGATGATATGATTTTAAATAATTCACAAATTCAATGGTTTCCAGAGACAATTGGAATTAATAGATTTAATAATTGGATTGCAAATGCACCAGACTGGTGTTTATCAAGAAATAGATTTTGGGGAACACCAATTCCTATATGGAAATGTGAAAATGAAGATTCAGATGAACCATATATTTGTATTGAATCAAAAGAAGAACTTGAAAAAATTATAAATAATGATATTAATAATATGCATAGAGAATATATTGATGATATTATTATTTATAAAAATGGATATAAATATCATCGTATTGATGCTGTTTTTGATTGTTGGTATGAATCAGGAATGGCAGGAATTGCAAAAGAAGGTACTAATTGTAGAAATGCTAAATATCCAGTTGATTTTATAGCAGAGTCACTTGATCAAACAAGAGGATGGTTTTATACATTAAATGTTCTTTCTACTGCTCTATTTAATAAACCAGCTTTTAAAAAAGTAATTGTATCAGGTTTAATTCTTGCATCAGATGGTATGAAAATGTCAAAAAGATTAAATAATTATACATCACCTGAAAAAATTATGGAAGAATATGGTTCTGATATGTTACGATTATATTTATTATCATCACCAGCAACCCAAGCACAAGAATTTAAATTTGTAGATACTGATATTCTTAATATTACAAAAAAAATATTACCATATTTTCATTCTCATAGAATGTTAATTGATTGTATTACTAATCTTAGATTAACAGACACTAATATGTTATGTGAAATTATAGAATCAAATAATATTAAATCAAATGATAAACTTGATATGTGGTTAGTAAGTCTTACAAATAAATTAAAAAAAGATATTGACAATAATATTGAATCTTTAGAATTATATAAAATTCCAGATTATATTATAAAGTATATTGATCAACTAGCAAATGTTTGGCTTAAATTTTCTAGAGATAGAATAAAAAATAATATATCAAAAAAAGATACCATTAATTCTATTATTACATTATATGATGTATTAATTAAAGCTAATAAATTATTATCTCCATTTATACCATTTAATACAGACATGTTACACAATGTACTTGTAAACAATATGTTTAATATTAATGAATATAATTCAATTCATTGTATGTTATCTGATGATATTGAACCATATGATGATAATATTATTGAATCAGTTGAAAATGTAAGTAAAATTATTGAATTAGCAAGATCTGCTAGAACAAATATAAATAAACCTTTATCAATTCCAATAAGAAATATGGAAATATATTTACCAAAAGCATATTCTAATAAAATAGATAGATATTTTGATACATATATTAGTGAACAAGTAAATGTTGAAAATATATATTATATTTATACCGATAGTAATTGTACAGCAATCCCAAATAAAGGTAATATTGGAAAAATGTTTAAAAAAGAAGGTGGTAATGTTATTAAATTAATTAATGATTCAATTATAAATAACAAATTTGAAGATCTAATTGATGGTAAAATTACTTATAATTATAATGATTGTAATGTAATTATAGATAATACATATTTTAAAATAAATGTAAATATTATTAAAAAAAATAACTATCATACAACTCAATCAGATATTTATATGATATTATTAGATGAAACTTTTGATGAAGATTTATTATGGAAAACTAAATTAGGTTTATGGAAAAGAGATATTATGAATACAAGAAAACAATTAGAATATAGTTTTTGGCATAAACTAAAATTGGTTGTTGATTCCAAATCAATTGATATTAATATTTTTAATAAATTGAAAAATAAGTTTGAAAAAATGATTAATTCTGAAATTATAGTAGATACTATACAAAATGAAAATGTATATGAATTTATATATAATAATGAAATAATTAGATATTCATTAATAAATTAATATTTTTATTTAGATTTAGCTTTAGCTTTAGCTTTAGCTTTAGCTTTATCTTTATCTTTATCATTATCATCAGATTCAGAAGAGTCACTATCACTATCACTATCACTATTATCCAAAGGTGATATGTATGAATCCGTATCAGAATCACTTTCAGAATCACTTTCAGAGTCACTTTCAGAATCATTGTCAGAGTCACTTTTAGATTTACTTTTAGAGTCACTTTTTGTTTTAATATTACATTTACTATCAGTTTTAATATCAAGTTCTAATTTAGTTTTAGTTTTAGTTTTAGTATCAGAATCAGAAGCAGAATCAGAATCAGAATCAGAATCAGAATCAGACTTGGAATTGGAATCAGAATCAGACTCAGACTTTGAATTGGAATCAGACTCAGACTCAGAATCAGAATCAATTTTATTTAAACTTGTGTCTAATTTAGACATTTTAGTACTTTTTTGCACTAATACAGGTTTACTTGTAACTACTTCGGGTACTACTTCGGGTTTACTTTTTTTAACTTTTACATCAAGTTTTGAAAAATATGTATCTGCTTTCTTAATAATTTTTGCACGTTCTTTATTATAATTATCTAATTGTGAATTAAGACCAGACAACTGTGTTGAAATATCAAACCAGTTTTCTTGTAAAATACTAATATTTTCTTTAGAATTTTTATTGTTAATAATATTATGCATTTTAGTAGTAATTTTATTTTGTTCAGTTCTCAGACTTTTTATTGAATCATCTAGTAAACTAATTTTATCATAATTTTGTATCATTTCTTTTTTAATAACATCAAGGTCTGATTCATTATCTACTTTAGTAAAAATAGATGATATTAGTGTTTTAATATCATTTGAAATTGAAACTAATTTATCAATATTACATTCCAAGTCTTCTTTAAGTTTAGTATATTCTAAAGTATAATCAATAATTTTATTAGATTTAGTCATTATGTATTATATTTTTATTATTTTAAATTAAATTAAAATCAATTTTTTTATATTTAACATATAGTTTAGAACATTAATTTTAAAATAAATGTTTTATAATATATATATAATGGTTAAAATATATATAGATGGTATTTTTGATCTTTTTCATAGAGGACATTTAGAATCATTAAAACAAGCAAAATATATTAACGATACTGTTTTTTTATATGTGGGTGTCATATCAGACAAAGTTGCAACATCATATAAACAACAACCAATTATATGTGAAGATGATAGAATTGAAATTATAAAATCAATAAAATATGTGGATGAAGTAATAATAAATCCGCCTTTACAAATAACAGAAGAATTCATAAAAAAAAATAATATTGATATAGTTGTTCATGGTTTTTATGATGAAAAAGATTGGGAAAAACAAAAACCTTTTTTTTTATGGTTAATAGAAAATAATAAATTTAAACATATAACTTATTATAGTAAAATATCAACAAGTGATATAATTAATAAAATAAAAATTAATTATTAAATATATTTTTTTGTAAATGTATCCAACAATTTTTACAATATTTTTTATCAAATGCAAAATAATTAGATGTATTATATTTACATAATTCTTTTTTACACGTATAGCAACAATCTAAAAATTGTATTAAATTATTATTATTATCTTCATATGTTACAAACATACCAAAATCATTTACTTCTGATTCTATATTTTTATATTTATTTTTATTTATAAAAATTATTTTTTTACAAAATGCTGCGAGTGATAATATTATTACTATTTTAAGATAATCCATACAATAATTAAAATACAATAAGTATATATATTTATCAATTTTTATCTTGATTCATTATGTAATTGATTTCCAATATTATAAAAAATAATTTTATCAAACTCATATTGGAATGATTCACTATGTGACGATTCACTATGTGACGATTCACTATGTGACGATTCATTCATACATATATTTTTAGTATTCTTCATTTTAATAATATTATTAATTATAATATTATAGTAATTTCTATTATAAGCAATATCAATTATATACATAAACATTTATAATTATAATTATATTAGAATATTTTTTCAAAATTATGAGGTAAATCACCCTCTAATGGTTCAATAATTTTAAAAACATCTTCAACCATATTTTTTTTTAAAACACCATCTCTTTCATCTTTAAATCCAATATCTGGACCTTTATTAATTTCCATAATAGTTACATTAAGATTTTCATCAGGTGCAATATCTGCACCAAATATTTGAAATCGTGTATGTTGATCAAGTTTTTTATTTGAGCATATTTCTTTAGATAAAGCTTTCATAACAGCTTTCATTGTCAATACAACATTATTATCAAATTTAGTTGCATTTTCTTTACCAATCTTATCTCTAAAATCTTGCGTAGTTAATGGATTTTCCTCATATACTTGTCTATCAATATAACCAGTTGTAATTGTTTCTTTAAAATCCATACTATTTTTTTTAAAAAATTTAGGTGTATAATAAACAAATCCATCTCTGTAAAGATATCCTTTTATTTCTCCTTTATAACAAGTAATTAATAGATAATATCTTAAATTTACTTTTCTTCCTGAAACAATATATGGATTTTCTAAAAAATCTTGAACTATTTTAAAGCCATCGCCAACAGACTTAAAAATTGTTGTTAAATCATTTGCTAATTTTAAACCTTCTTGTCTTTGTTTAAAATTTTTAAGAATAAATTTACAATCACTATTTTCCTGTTTTTTTTCTAAATAAAATTTTTTAAAATTTTCTATATCTTCACTATCTGATAGTATAAATGTTTCGGGCATTATATAATGTGAATATCTACCAAATTCTTTTTTTATTAATTTCCATAATCCAACTTTTGAAGCTACCCAATCACATCCATCTATCATAAATATTTTTTTTCCAGTTTTATTATTTTTAAATGATAATATATCAGATTCACAACGATTATATCCACAAGGTAAATAATAATCCCATGAATCATCATTTACTTTTTTAATATCACGTGTGTCAAGTGCATGTTGTATAGCATTTGGTAAACTATCACATGAAGATTTATAATTTCCAAACATTTCCACATTATTATTAAAATAATAACTCATCATTGCTATAATAAATATAAATGCACCTAATCGTATACAACTATTTTGTGAGTTATTACTATATCTATAATTTTGAAATATTTCTAGATTATTATTATTATTAAAATATATCATAAATAATATTACTAATAAACCAATAATATATTTTATACAAACATTTTTTGAAGTTGTACTATTCATTAAATAAATTTAGATAATATAATTTATAATTAAATTCCTAACATATTTTAATTAAATTCCTAACATATTTTAATTAAATTCCTAACATATTTTAATTAAATTCCTAACATATTTAAAGTATTT